CGTGAAGTAATAATTGACCGGGTGCAAAGTCTGCAAAAACAAGCCGAGCGTTTGCGTTCAGATTTGGATGCAACGCTCGGTGCGTTACAAGACTGCGGATACTGGCTTGAGCAATTAAAACAGGAAAACACTGATGGCAATGATCTATCTCCAACACCCCGTTCACGGTCGTAAAGTTGCCACTATGGAACTTGAGGCCGTTTACGATGAAACACACGGCTGGACGCGCTACAATCCAGAAGCACCCACATCAGAACCTGAAGTAGTGGTGAACGCGCTAGAAGTAAAGCGCAAATACACACGTAAGGCTGTAGCCGAAGGAGTCTGAGATGGCCGTTTACACTGCTGGCGATCAAATCAATCGGGCACTTCGTTTGCTTGGCGTGCTGGCCGAAGGTGAGACGACTTCTGCATCAGTGTCACAAGACAGCCTGATGGCGATGAATCAGATGATCGACTCGTGGAACACCGAGCGTCTTTCGGTGTTCAGCACACAAGATCAAATCTTTACTTGGCCTGCGGGGCAAATTACGCGCACGCTTGGCCCCTCGGGCGACTTTATCGGCCTGCGCCCCGTGCTGCTGGATGAGGCCACGTACTTTCGTGACCCAGGCACAAACGTGTCGTTCGGCATCAAGTTCATCAATCAGCAGCAGTACAACGGCATTGCGGTCAAGACCGTAACGTCAACGTACCCACAAGTCATTTTTGTAAACATGACTTACCCAGACGTTACGATGTCCATCTACCCGCGCCCCACACGCGACTTGGAGTGGCACTTTGTTTCGGTTCAAGAATTAAGCAACCCCGCCACCTTGGCGACTGACTTGTTTTTCCCGCCAGGCTATTTGCGGGCGTTTACCTACAATCTGGCGATGGAGATAGCGCCTGAGTTTGGCGTTGAGCCAAGCCCTCAAGTGCAGCGCATTGCCATGACCAGCAAGCGCAACTTGAAACGCATCAACAATCCAGATGACGTGATGTCTATGCCTTACGCCATTGTCGCCACTCGTCAACGCTTTAACATTTACGCAGGAAACTACTAATATGGCCACCATTGCAATCTCAGCCCTCCCTGTAGCTACGGCTGCGGCTACAACAGACGTTTTGCCAATCGTCCAAGGGGGCACAACAAAACAAGTCACTAACGCGCTTCTGTTCACCAATTCAACATTGGTAGCGCCCGCGCTTGGGACGCCAATTTCTGGCGTATTAAGCAATTGCACGGGCTTGCCTGTTGCAACTGGCATAAGCGGTTTTGGAACGGGCATTGCCACATTTTTGGCAACACCAACCAGCGCCAATTTAGACGCTGCGGTCACTGATGACACTGGTACTGGGACGCTGGTTTTTTCTAACACGCCAACTTTAATTACCCCAGTTATCGGCGCAGCCACAGGAACAAGCCTTACAGCCACAGGAGCAATCGTATCAACTGGCACGGCTGGCGTAGGTTATGCAACTGGTGCAGGCGGCGTTGTTACCCAAGGCACAAGCCGCACTACGGGCGTGACACTCGACAAGACTACAGGCGCAATCACTCTATTCAGTGCGGCAGGGACAACAGTCGCAGCAACTTTTACAGTAACCAACAGCACTGTAGCGGCAACGGATGTAATTATCCTAAATCAGAAGTCAGGAACAGACCTGTACGACCTGATGGTCACTGCGGTGGCAGCGGGTAGCTTTAACATCACATTCCGCACCACAGGCGGCACGACTACAGAAACACCAATATTTAACTTTGCAGTAATTAAAGCAGTTGCGGCTTAATGAAAACACCGATTCTTGGATCAGCCTATGTAGCCCGCAGTATCAACGCTGCGGATAACCGCATGGTTAATCTGTTCCCAGAAGTCATTCCAGAAGGCGGCAAAGAAGCGGCGTTTCTTAACCGCGCCCCTGGCTTAAACTTCCTTCAGACTGTAGGCACCGGCCCAATCCGCGCTTTGTGGGCGCACCAGACCAACGGTAGCGATTTTTATGTTGTGTCGGGCAATCAGTTTTATAAACTAACCGGCCTGAATGCAACGCCCACATTGTTGGGCAACGTAACTGGTACTGGCCCTGTGTCTATTGCTGACAACGGCACGCAAATATTTTTGGCTTGCAATCCAGACGGCTTTATCTACAACGAAGTCACCAACGTATTCGCCCAGATCACCGACCCTGACTTTCCAGGCGCGGTGACGGTGGCTTACCTTGACGGCTACTTTGTCTTTAACCAGCCCAACAGCCAGTTCATCTGGGTGTCGCAACTGCTAGATGGCACATCCGTTGACCCGTTGGACTTTGCAAGCGCTGAAGGCTCTCCAGACGGCGTGGTGGGCCTTATTGCTGACCACCGCGAACTGTGGGTGTTTGGCACCGATTCAGTTGAGGTCTGGGCAAACTATGGCGGCGCTGACTTCCCTTTGCAGCGCATCCAAGGCGCGTTTAACGAGATCGGTTGCGTGTCGGCATACACCATTGCAAAGATGGACAATGGCTTGTTTTGGCTGGGCACAGACGCCCGTGGGCAGGGCATCGTCTACCGCGCCAATGGTTACACTGGCGTTCGCATTTCGACCCATGCAATAGAGTACGCCATCGCCCAGTACGGCAATATCTCGGACGCTATTGCCTACACCTACCAGCAAGAAGGCCACGCTTTTTATGTGCTGACCTTCCCAAGCGGCAACGCTACGTGGGTGTACGACGTAGCCACGCAAGCATGGCACGAACGGGCTGGCTTTGACGGCGGCGAATTTATGCGGCACCGCAGCAACTGCCAGTGCAACTTTGGCGGCAACATCATTGTTGGCGACTTTCAGAACGGCAACATCTACACGTTTGACTTGGATGTGTACGCTGACAACGGCGGCATTCAAAAGTGGTTGCGGTCGTGGCGGGCGCTGCCCACCGGCCAGAACAACCTCAAGCGCACCGCGCAGCACAGCTTGCAACTGGACTGCGAAACTGGCGTTGGCTTGAATTTGTACCCTGCGTATGACAGTGAAAATATTGACACTGAAGCGGGGCTAGACCTTGTAGCCGAATACGTGCAGACGTTTTTGGCTACTCAATCAGGCGACACCCTGACCACCGAGGCAGGCGATGGTTTTGAGCCGCTTGGGCAGTACGAACTATCAGATGAAAACATTAGCGGATACAACTTGGTGACCAATTCTTATCTTGCAGCACCAGGCTACAACCCCGAGGTTATGCTGCGCTGGTCAGATGACGGTGGCCACACATATTCAAACGAGCATTGGTCATCAATTGGCAAAATCGGCGCTTACGGGCACAGGACTTTCTGGCGTAGGCTGGGCATGACACTAAAGCTGCGCGATAGGGTCTATGAACTTTCTGGCACTGATCCGGTAAAAATAGCCATCGTGGGCGCGGAATTGATCGTAAGCCCGACCAATGCCTGATTATGGTGACTTCGGTACCAAACACTTCGCAAATCACGCCGCCCCGCGTGCCGCTTACTGACGAGCGCACGGGGGCAGTTTCGCGTGAGTGGTATCGCTGGTTTTACAACATCTACAACATTACTGGCGGCGGTACTGGCATCACGCCAATTGTCAATGGTGGCACGGGGCTGGGGACTATTCCCACCAACGGCCAACTGCTAATCGGCAATGGCACAGGATATACCCTTAACACGCTAGGTTTTGGCGCTGGCATTTCAGTCACCAATGGGTTAGGCACGATTACGGTAGCCAACACGGGCGTCTTGTCGTTCGCAGGCGGCACTACTGGCCTGACCCCCGCAGCGGCCACCACGGGCGCTGTAACGCTTGCAGGGACGCTGATTGCAATTAATGGTGGCACAGGGTTTGGCTCTTACGCTATTGGCGATCTGTTGTACGCCGACACAACAACCACTTTGGCAAAACTGCCTGATGTTGCCACTGGCAACGCGCTTATTTCGGGCGGCGTAAATACAGCGCCAGCATGGGGCAAGATTGGCCTGACAACCCATGTCAGCGGCGTACTGGCTGTGCCCAATGGCGGTTCGGGCGCGGCGACTTTAACTGGCTATGTCAAGGGCAACGGCGCTGCGGCTTTTACGGCAGCGGCTACAATTCCCAACACTGACATTACTGGCTTGGGCACCATATCCGTCAAGAACATTGGCGCAACTGGATCATTTACCACCGTCGATCTAAAGACAGTCACTGTCACTGACGGCATTATTACGAGCATCGTATGATGCAATTAGCTTGCGGTCAAGAATTTAATCTTGCGGAAATTACGCCGGACAAAGTGTTGGCGTTGCAAGATGAATTGCTTAAAATGCCGCAAGCCGACATTGTTACAGAGCATACGTTTTTGCCCAAGGTTTACGAGCGCAAGATTACGATCCCGCCTTGGGTCGTGTTGACGGGCGCGGAACACAAAACGCCCTATCGCGTTCGGCTAGAAAAGGGCACAATTGCGGTAAATACAGAAGATGGCGTAAAAGTGCTCACCGGCCCCTGCGAATTTGAAGCGGCTGCCGGTATGCAACGGGC